CCTGTCGAAGCCAAGCCGCAAGAGCCAAAGCCCAAGCGCAAGTACAACAAGCAGAAGTCCAAAGACTTTGGCGAACTGCTAGACAACTTGGAGATTACGTTCAATTCCTTGAAGCTCCCGAACTTGGCAGGATCATGGCTGGAAAAGGATTCCATCATTGGCCTGAAAAAGATAGGCGCCCATGTGCCCAACCCTTGGGAGGTTAAGTTCACCAAGAAGACCAGCGACATCCTGATCGACGTGACTAGACCGTTGCCAGCAATCATGTGCATCTCTATTCCAAACGAGAGCGCTGAAGAAGGCAAACATTACCCAAGAATCATGTACGCCATCAAGCAAAAGCGTCTGCCTTGGAACGTCGCCTTCAAGCCTGGTGCCCCGTACATCTACGGTGCAGCCTACGAGTTTCATGGTGAATTGTTTTGGATGCACATGTATCTCACGGTCAATAAAAAGACCGGAGAGATCCATACCTGCGAGGAACTAAGGCAGATAGATAACGTGATCAGGGGTAACGGCAAGACTACCTACTACAGCAACAAGCGCTGGGCGCCGCCAGCCTATCTGGAGAACGATGACCACAACGTCAAGGATATGGAGAACACCTGCCTAAACCTGTTCCGGGCCATGCACGAATGGTGGGTTGACCGAGACCTGCGCTGGAACGTAGTGGTCAAGAAGAACGGGGAGCGGGTGACGTTTGGAATCAACGACAAGGACACAGCCTATTACTTTAAGAACCGGGACAAGGTTGTTTCAGAAAACGGGGTGACCAAGCGGATCGTCCACTACGTCAGGGAGCACAACAGGGTAACAAATGGAAAGGAGACCACAATCAAGGAGCACATCAGGGGACTGAGGGAATTCAACTGGAACGGATATCACTGCAACGTCATATCTCCAAGGCTCGAGGTCAAGACCTCTGCGTTTTTTGAGGCGCCAGGCAACGATGTCGAGGAAGGAGCTGAAAAGGTAGTCTATCTCAGCAAAGTAGGAAAACTGCTGGCTGATTTTGAAGAAAGGAGAAGCGCATGAAACAACTGATCAAACTAATGAAAGCACGCCACGACTTCTATGTGAAGTACCCAAGTCTGGGTGCTACCCATCTGCACCTGCTGGAGCGGATCGGAATCAGGGAAGGCGAGAACAATCCGCTGACCGTGACCGAGGCCATGAAGCTGGACGCAGTGGCTTCCCCGGCAACGATCCACCGCCTGATGGATGACCTCGAATTCATTGGCCTTATCAACAAGTTCCACGCCAAGGGAAACATCCGCACCAAGTACGTGATCCTCGGGAAGAAGGGTTGGATGTACTTCCGCAAGGTTGCAAAGGAGATGTCATGATCCTAACCAACAAGCACAACCTGCCGGCCACGTTCGTCAACGTCATCAAGCGCCCTACGTACAGCAAAGGCAAAGCCCATCTGTCGGCCACTGAACTACTCAACAGCCCTCAGATTGTCCAGCTCAAGCACCGCCACTGGGACGACATTGAAGTCGATGCCAGCGAGATGGTCTGGTCCCTGTTCGGTTCCGCGGTGCACGGCATCCTCGAGCACGGCAAGGACAAGAACCACATCGTAGAAGAGCGCATCCACCTAACCCATGATGGGTACAACCTGTCCGGCGCCATCGACCTGCAGGAGGTGGACGAGGACGGCGGTATCCACATCAAGGACTACAAGGTCACCGGCGCATGGGCAGCCCAGAACGAGAAGGAAGAGTGGCACCAGCAGCTGAACATCTACGCATGGATGGTAGCCAAAGCCAAGCAAAAGCCGGTCAAGTCCCTGCAGATCATCTGCATCGTGCGTGACTGGTCAGGCCGTGAGGCAGCAGCCAAGGAGTCCTACCCTCAAGCCCCTATCGTTTCCATCGACATCCCTCTGTGGACGTTCGAGGAGCAAGAGGAGTTTGTCAACGAGCGGATCCACCGCCACGCGACAGCCTACTTTGAGGCCGACACAGGGGGTGACCTGCCCGAGTGTACGGACGCAGACATGTGGGCCAAGCCGGAATCATTTGCAGTCAAGAAAGAAGGAGGAGTCAGAGCCAAGAGCGTACACGTCACCCGCGAAGCAGCAGAGGCAGCGTTGCCACCCAAGGGGTATTTCATCGAGCACCGCCCCGGCGAGCGCACCCGCTGCGAGAAGTTCTGCCAGGTCAGCCCGTTCTGCCAGCAGCACAAACAATACCTAGCAACGAAAGAAAACCATGAGTGAAAACAACTTCATCAAGCTGGCGTCCATCAACGTCGGCGACCACATCGAGAAGAAGCAAAACCTGAGCTACCTGTCATGGGCCTGGGCCGTTGACCACCTGATGCGCCACGACCCCATGGCCAACTGGTCTTTCCACGAGCCCCAGATGTACGGCGAGACCATGATGGTTTCCTGTACCGTCACCGCCTTTGGCAAGCCCATCACCATGCACCTGCCGGTCATGGACCACCGCAACCAAGCCATCAAGAACCCTGACGCCTTTGCCGTCAACAAGAACATGATGCGCTGCCTGGTCAAGGCCATCGCCTGCCACGGTCTGGGTCTGTACATCTACGCCGGGGAAGACCTGCCCGAGGGCGAGGAAGAGGAGCAGCCCAAGCCCAAAACGAATGGCAACGTTGCCAAAGCCGCCCCCAAGCCGCCCGCCAAGGTAGAGGGCAAGACCGGCCCATGGCAGATGGTTTTTACAACAGACGCAGATGCAGACCTGCCGGCATGGATCGGGATTGTCATGGAGACCGCCCGGATGGCGCTTACCCAAGCAGCCACAGAGAAGGACATCATGGACATCTTCAAGGTCAACCGAGTCATCTTCGACCGCCTCAAGGCAGACGCCCCGGAAGACTACACCGCCCTGATGGCCGACTTCACCAAGCGCAAGAACGAACTGAAAGGAAACTGAAATGGCAACCAAGTACCCCAACAGCGGCAAGCTATCCGCCAACCGCTACAAAGACAACGAGAAGAAGCCAGACGTGGTCGGCGAGCTGGTCATGACCCGCCAAGCTTTGAAGGGTTTGCTCGAGGAGACAGACGAGGACGACATCACCATCAAGCTATCCGGCTGGAACATGGACGGGCAATACGGAGCATGGACCCGGCTGGCATGGAACAACTACAAGAAGCCCACGGATGGCAACGTTGCCAAACCCCAGCAGCAGGCGCTGCCAGCCGATGACGGCGACGTGCCCTTCTGATCATGGCAGAAAGAGAGAAGCACTTACGTTACGCAGAGGCTTACTTTCTCATGGAGCAAGAAAGCTATCTGCTGCCGTTGGCCATGAGGGGCGGTGTCTTTGAGCGCCGCATGTGGCTAGAACTATTCAAATGGGCAGGATGGAGAGAGAAATGAGTCACCCACAATTCGAGGCCGTCAAGGTCGCACTAAAGCAGGACCGTACTGGATACATCCTCACCCTGAACATCCATCCAGATGATCTGGACGAGCGTATCCTGCGCGACTTCGTCGGGGCCCGCTACCAAGTCGTCATGGTCCGGCTCAACGGGGACGAGGCACCCATGAACCGGGACAGGGACATCGGCATGGACCCGGTCAAGCTGGCCGGCATCCTGTGCAAGGACAAAGACTTCCAAGAGTACCTGTTCCAGACAGGCCAGATCCTCGAGCCGGAAGAGCTGTCCACTGTTGGCTGGCTCAGGACCACGCTGGAGATTGAATCCCGCACAGAGCTGCGCAACGACAAGATCAAGGCCCAGAAGTTATACGCAATCAATGAAGGATTCAAATCATGGAAGCACGCCGGTTGATTCCCTACTCCGTGCACCTGCCGGAGGATATCTACAAGAAGCTGAAGGCCGCGGCCGGGGAGAGAAAGGCGTCAGCCTTGGTACGGGATGCCATCTCCCTCATCCTAGACGGAGGAGACGCCTACACCAACGGATACAACAAGGGGCTGGCAGATGCAATGGACGTTATCAACAGCAACGAGACCACGCGCAGCCTGTCCATCAACGGGCAGAACCTTGGCCTTGCTCTGACGTACAGCATCACCAAACTAACAATCAAGGAGAAAGCAAATGGCAAGAAAAAAGCCCGAGGGAATTGAGGCGCTCAAGCCCAAGCAGGATCCGATCTCCATCCAAGAGATCACCATGCTGGACTGGTACGCGGCCTTTGCCCTGCTCGGGGCGTCACCCATGTCCACCCCGGAGGACACGGCACGGGCGGCATTTGACCAGGCCGAGGCCATGCTGCAGGAAAGGGGGGTACGGATGTGACCAAAGACGAAGCATTGAAGCTGGCGCTGGAGGCGCTGGAGTACATCGAACACAATTACATGAGTCTGCCGAAATCGGGGGAGACAGCCATCACCGCCATCCGAGAAGCCTTGGCACAGCCAGAGCAGGAGCCGGTGGCGTGGTTTGAGCACAACCCTGACTTGGATGCGTGGTTTCTGGCGTATAGCAAAAACCAGAATCCAGGCATCAAAAGCCGCCCGCTTGTGTTTGGCGACACCGCCCCACCACAGCGCAAGCCAGAGCAGAAGCCGGTGGCTCACACGCTGAATTGCGTATGTGGCGCTGTATGGGACATCAAATCTGATGGGAGCGAGGAAATGGCACATACACCTGACACCACCCCACCACAGCGCAAGCCGCTGACGGATGAGGAGATTTGGGACGAAGTAAAAGCGGCTGACCTTGATTGGCAGACTGGAT